TATAATTTCTGTAAGAAATAAAAAATAAATATTTAAACAAAAAATAAAAGTATTACTACCAAAAGTATTTCTACTTCAAACTTTTTTTGTGAGAAACTCAAACCAAGAGGCCCTTTCAAAAACTTAATACATGTATATAATTTCTGTAAGAAATAAAAAATAAATATTTAAACAAAAAAAATATCGAAGTAATGTGTAGTGGTGTGCGCTAACTCTAACTACACATTACTTCGATATTTTTTTTGTTTTTTTAAATAACTTAATATTTACTGGTTTGATATACAAAAATGAGTGTGGAGACATTCAAAATTACGTTGTATGTATGTGGTTGTGGATACAAAACAACCAATAGTGGCAATGCAACTAAACACAAGAAAGTTTCGTGTGGCAATGCAATGACGACTGATATGAAGGAGTTTGTATTGAAAGAAGATTATGACAAGAAAGGAGGTGTATCTGTAAATGGTGATAGCAATTGCACGAATGTTGACAATAGCACCACAAACATCACCGATAGTGTCGTCAACAATAATGTGAACATCACTTTGGTGCTTCCTGAACGAACTACAAAAGAAGACTTCGTGGAGTATCTCGAGAGCATGGAACGGTTGGGTTTTCGAACGCCAGAACAGGTAGCAGCAATGCCTGGTAAGCTGCTGATGTTCACACGAGGCGCCAAGGAACTGCCAGGTGCTATTATCGAGAGAAACAAAAAGATAATAGAAAAACTTCCCGACGGGACCGAGCGGATAATGGGAAAAAAGAAAGCCGTGCGAACGTATACACACGAAGCGGTAGATGCGTTGTGTTTACGACCGCCTACAAATAGCGCGAGTGATTTTTTAGAGATGGACCGCGGGATGAAACGAACGAAGATGTCGATACAGGATGCTGTAAAACTCAGGGCTACTGATTCCGTAGCTTTTCATCACGAGGTCCCGACAAACGTGAAGACAATACAACAGAGAATAGAAAGCCATACGGAAAAAGCGCTCGACAAAATCACATTAGAAAACAAGACCAACGGATTCTTGTGATTGTCATTTTACCACGGGCGCCACATATTGACACACCGTGTATTATAACACTTCCATCACACATACATAATAAAAAAAACACAATGTCTTCCGCCAAGAACATCACTGTCGTGGGCTCCGGTTACGTAGGCAGTGCCATGGCTGCTCTTCTCGCTAAGTATCACAATGTCACCGTTCTCGACATTTCTCAGGAGCGAGTTGATAAGATGAACTCTCGCAAGAGCCCCATCGAGGACAAGGAAATCGACGAGTTCCTCGCAGACCCCGATGTCAAGATCTTGGCGACCACTGACAAGACCGTCGCTTACAAGAGCCCCGATTTCATCGTCGTGGCGACTCCCACCGATTACGACGAGGCGTCCGGGTATTTCAACACGCGCACCGTTGACAGTGTGATCTCCGACGCGGTGAAGGTATGCCCCGATGCTTACATTGTTGTCAAGTCAACCATCCCAATTGGGTTTGTTGGTTCTATGCGCAAGAAGTACGATACCAAGAACATCGCATTCAGCCCCGAGTTCCTCCGCGAGGGCCGGGCGCTGTATGATAACCTGTACCCCTCGCGAATCATCGTTGGTGACGACTCTCCCAAGGCAGTGGAGTTTGCGGACATGCTTGCATCCGCATCTCGAGTTCCCGATGTGCCAAAGCTTCTCATGGGCACTCGCGAGGCGGAGAGCGTCAAGCTATTTGCGAATACGTATCTGGCAATGCGTGTTTCGTACTTCAACGAGCTCGATACATTCGCACTGAAGTATCACCTGAACGCGGCTGATATTGTCGAGGGTGTAATGCTCGAGCCTCGTATTGGTAAGGGATACTGCAACCCTGGATTCGGGTACGGCGGTTACTGCTTCCCGAAAGATTCGAAACAACTCCTTGCAAACTGTTCGGGCGTGCCCCAGTGTTTGATTAGCGCTGTCGTCGAGGCCAATCTGGTCCGAAAACAGGCGATCGTTGACGCAGTGGCGGCTAAGAAGCCGAAGACGATTGGCGTATACCGCCTGGCGATGAAGGCCGGGTCCGACAACTTCAGGGACGCTGCGATTCTGGATATCATGGGGCAGCTGAAGGCCCGTGGGTTTGACATCGTGATTTACGAGCCGTCTGTGGACAAATACCAGGACTACACCATTGATAACGACCTCGGCCGTTTCGCAACAGATTCTGACATCATCATCGCAAATCGCGTTCCCAACGAGCACCGTATTCTTTTTGGCAAGAAGCTGTTTACACGCGATATTTTTAATACCGACTAACCATTAAAATGATGTCAGAGCACAAAAATGAGGATTGTTTCTCAACAACACTGATAATACACCATATGCAATGCTTAGTGTCCCGACCACGAATATCGCGATGGAAATATCCTTGTAAAAATCAACCCTATCAACATCATATATCTCCATCGTCTTTCTGCCGAACCAGTTGGCAGAAAATCCCACAAAGACTGCAAGTATGCCATATAAGACCTGGCTGTTATCGCACATATTTCCAATTATTATATTCTATGTATATATTATAAATGAGTTGCTCTATTACAAAGGTTCTAGATCCAAAGACTAATAAAATTATAGATACCGGCGTAGATGTAATGGCTGCCAAAATTTCTGCCGCGGTTAAACTAGACGACGTCAACAATGCAGAATGCAGAGCTTCGGAGATCGACCGCATGGTGAGCATAGTTAACATGGTTCTCCAATACATCATTCTGAGTTTTGTCGTTTTGGCCGTGATAAATCATGACAATGCATCGCTCATCATAAACGTAATCAAGTGGGTATCGTATGTTTCTTTGATACTTATAGGAGTCCAATACAGAAACGTTCTTGTTTCTGCCGGAAGATTATTTATGTTCGGGTTGGATTTCGAAAATCAAGTGATAATCGTATTTTCTTTGTTCATCGCGTTGATCACCGGGTTCATCAAAAAGGGAACGGCAGGTATGAAACTAACTATAGCAGTAGCGTTTTTGATATTCATCAGGCTTGCGATTCAAATGAAAAATTTCCTGCTTGACAGAAATTCCAAGATACCCGCCTTCTTGGTTTTTGTGAAGGAATTGTTGACTCCTTCTCGCATCACAAAAATATATAACGCATTCTGATCAAGTTTATGGCAAGGACGACGACTGGTGAGAAAATTCTTATTGCGGTACTATAAAAATTATATAATTGTATTATTTTTAAAAATAATGTTTGATTATATTAAATAATGGTTATTGCGGCTGCTGCGAAAAAAGTTTCAAACAATAATGTAAACAAAAACAAGAACTCGAACAAGAACTCGAACTTGAATTTTTCCGTTGACATTGGAAACAAGAAGATTTTCCAGGTCGGATGTGGAGGCGTCGGAAGCAGCATGCCGGCGTTATACGTGAGACATTTCAAATTCTCTCCTGGAAATATAATCATTTGCGACAAGGATAAGTCTCGCGTTGACGCACTTATCAAGGATTTCCCGACAATCAAGTTTGTGAATATGGAGATCACCAAGAATAACTACAAAGATATCGTAAACAAGAACCTTACTGCCGGGGATGTTTTCGTGGATCTCGCGTGGTACATTTCTACGCCGGACATGCTCGAGCTTTGCCACGAGAAAGGCATCCACTTTACCAATACTGCCATAGAGCAGTGGTATGGTGTCAGCGACTGTCAACTCAAGACGAAAGAATGCGACACGCTGTATCGACACCAGCACGCAGTTAGGAAGATGGGAGTGGAGTGGGGAAACAAAGGTGCCACCGCGGTCGTGGGGCATGGAGCCAACCCTGGTTGGGTGAGTCACGCGATGAAAATAGGTCTGCAGGACTGGGTGGCGTATTTGCTTAAGAAGAATTCGGGCGACTCTGACGTGAAGAAGGCCGCCGCTTACTTGGAAAAGGGAGAGTATAACAAGGTCGCTCAAAAACTGAATGTACAGGTGATCCACATCAGCGAGCGCGATACGCAAATCACGCGGGAACCGAAGAAGGTGGGTGAATTCCTATGCACGTGGTCTCCCACCGGCCTTATCGAGGAAGGCGCTCTGCCCGCTGAGATGGGCTGGGGCACACATGAAAACATGAAGCAGTACGTCAAGAAGTTCGCCAAGGGACCTGGAAACGAAGTGTATCTACCGAACAGCATGGCAATGAACACTACTGTGAAATCATACGTCCCTGGTTCTGAAGTGCTTGGAATGGTCATCCCTCATGAGGAAGCGAATAGCATTTCTTACTTCCTGACCGTGAAGAAGGG